TTGGCAAGCATAGTACCTTGAGGGTAACGACCTAAGAACTGACTACGAATTGTGATCTCATAAGTATTAGGAGTGTTGGTCAGCGTTGAAGAGTCAACGAAACCCGAAAATGGCTCGAAGAGCAAAGCAATCGGGGTGTACGTGGGTGTGTGCATGGCATCGCAGAACTGAGGAGTAGTGTTACAATCCAGCTGTCCTGTGATGTTAACCCAATCCAGAAAACTAGTGGCGCGGGTTTGGTCAGCAACCGTACAATTAATCTGAAAATCCTCAGACAACGCTGCACCGGAATAAGTCCTGGTGCGATCGTGACTTCTTATGAGTTCACAGAAAGCATCAAGCTCAGCCAGAGTGGCAGGCAAGGTAAAACCCGTAGTAATACGGAGAGTCCTGACAATGCCTCCTTTGGTGAACTGCGGACTAACATTCCTAAGACGCAGAGAACAACGCGTAGGAATAGCGGTGCTCGGTGGATCTGCAACAAGCTGTGGAGAAGAGGCCGTCGTATACGTGAGTGCCCCAGCAGCGTCGGCAAAGTAGGTGATGCCCTGAATGTTGGTCAGAGTGGGAGCGATGATCGTAAGCACCGCTCCACCGCCAGTAGCTGAGGGGTGCTGCGTAGTGACAGTGTGACGCGAAGTCCCAGTGACACCAGTGGCGGGCCCTACACTAAAGGCGGTACAAGCAGACGCAGGATCGTGGGCAAACGCGTCATAGTATCCAAAGCCCCGCGGTGCAATAACGTTAGAGCTAGCCGGCGTCTGACCAAAGTGATATTTGGTGACATCCGGCATCACACCACGCTTCCCGGCGGAGGCCCTGGGCATACGCAACAACGCAGTTTGCGCACGAAATGACTGCGCTAGCTTGGCTCTATCCGCTGGAGCAGCGGCAGCAACCTGCTTTTGCTGCTTGGGCGTAAGTACAACGCGTGGAGCAGACATAATGTCGCAGTACACTTATTTGTTTGGTTATATATTTTTAGGTGCGCCAAGTGCGCTAAATTTTAACCTCTTTTTGTGCGCCTACCTATGAAGGATCGGCGCTAAGTTTTAACTTGTTTTTGTGCGCAACCAGTAATGGAATGCGCTAAGTTTTAACTTGTTTTTGTGTGGCACTTTGTCCACTTGATTTTTGCTAAAAGTTTTGGTCAGCATATGCAATGCTTATCAATATAAAACTAAAGAGGTGGTGAAACGTGGTCGACTCGCTTCAACCACTGCAGCCCCAAAAGCTTGCAGTGCTAGAAAACGGTGACGGGGTTGAACTCGACCATCGTCCAGTCAACATCGCGAAACTGCGGCAGCTTCGTCTGAACGTAATCCTCCACCATCACAAGAGCCTCAGGCGTGTGCCGGACAGCGAAGAGGATGCCACAAGCCATGTCACGCGTAAGCGCGAAATTCTTGTGAGCCTCACTCAACACTAGACGCAACATGAGCTTGTCAACGTTGTCAAACGTGGCAGTCTCAGCCTCAAGGTTGTATAAGTGGGAGGTAAACGGGACAGGTTGTCCAACAGGAATAAGCTTAGTTTCATCTTCCATCCGCATTCCAAGATCCTTCCAGATCTGCTTGTGCTCTTCCGTGATCAAATCACGGCCGATGAGATCATCTCCCATCGTCAAAGCCAAAGCAATCATGGTGTCTAAGCACCAGAAAGCCTCGGAATGAATATGCTCCCGCATGAACGAATTCGATGCAGAAGTAGACGATGAACCAGAGCCCATAATGCCGAAGATGTTGATGGCATAGAGTATAGTCCCAATACGTACTACGTGAGCGGAGAGTGCCATCGAAAGATTCAAGCACCCCATCACGAAGCACATAGGAGCCCCAGTCTCCGATGCAAGGTATGCGCGGCGCCAGCCGTCGCAACCCCACAACTCGCGTGAGACTCCAAAGTCCCACCCCTTCGCATCGAGGCCAACTCCGTTATTATTCGTATGGAGACGTCCTTCAAACAAGCGTTTGATGGACTCAACAGTACGACTAATCCCTTCGTCGTCATGCCCCATGCCAGGGGAGGACCCAAAGTATGGGAATTTCTCAGAATGAGTATAGCCGGCTTGGAACAAGGTAATTTCAGTCTTGTTCTGAATGTCGTGGAAGAAGCGAGTCACAAACTCGGCTTTTCCAGACGTCCTCCAGATCAAGCGCCACCTTCCTTCCTGCACGATTTCCTCTAGCACCTTGACTGGCAATTTGCTGAGTTTGTGGATTTCTGGCTTCACAGAGTTCTCCTCTGGGAGAATGTACCCATTGAAGAATAAGTCTCTGGGAGACATACTCACGACAAAATCGTGATCGGATTTCAGTAGCAAGCAAACCGTGTAAAGACCACTTTCCAGGCACCTGCGCGAGGTGGCCCACTCCCCCTTGGTCTTAATGTCCATGAGGGTGGACCAGCCAGCGTCCTTGACGGGGTCCATGGCCTTCAGGATGCCCTGAAGATATGTCTTGAAAGACATGTTCCAATCCCACCTCCCGGCGGGCAAGCCTTTGACACGCTCCATCAAATGTTGCGCGTCGTAGCCTCTCTTTCTTACCAACTTCTGCCGCAGTTGACTAATAAGACTGGATTTCTCTGCAGCGGGTCCTTCCGCCGGCCAATTGCCGCGGAGCTTCCCGTCCTTCGTGAGCAAATTGTATTTGCGTAGCTGGTCCATGATGCTCACGTTTTGGTAGATACCATCCTCATCATAAGCCTTGGACTTGTTCCTAGTCTTGTAAGGCACTTTCCCAATTGGCGTCATCACATCCTCGTCCACGGCGGTACCAATGGGGTCCACACGGGCTTCCGGCTGTATGAGCCGTTGGAACAACACGCCATTGCGTGTGTGTCCATACAAAGTGGGTAAGTGGTTCTCACTAAATTCCAAGAATTCAAGCAAGGTCATGGTCTGAAGATTATCAAAAATGTGCTTCATGCCTGAATCCCAGGCCGTCAAAACGTCGTCTGAGACAGGAGTAGATGGGACACAGGATTTCACGTCGTCCGTGTAATGACGGGGTGGCGGAATGTCCGTGTCGAGCACGTAGCTTTTGATAGTAAGTTCTTCAATAGGTGAGGACAGATCTCCAAAGCTTTCTGGCTTAATAACAATATCAGGCTGGATTTTAAACCGAAGTCCGGGCGGCGGAGGCTGCTCCAGTCTTTGGCGAAAATCGCGCATCTCCTCAAGGTCCTTGTGAAAACCTTGGAGTTCGTGGGAAGTAGGAGAGCCATAGCCATGCGGTACAATACGACTTACAGGCTCCTGCGTAGCAGGCAGCACAATTTCTTCCACGCACTCTAGGAAATCATCAAGAACTTCCTCACACTCACCGCTGACACAGTCACCATAGATCTGATCTCGGATTTCCTCCTCAACCATAGCCCATAGTTCCTCGTCCTCAGGTGTGGACTCAGGGTCGTACTCAGGTATGCGCTGAGATACTTTCCTGTACAGGAGAGCCTTTATTTGATTATTATTCTTGGTGACACGTCTCATTTTACGGATAGCGCTCCTCCAAACAGTTGGATCCACAGCTGCCTCGCCACGAATGGCATCGACAGCGTCCTTGATCGGGGGAAGATTAGGTGCGGGCAAGCCAAGCAAAGCCTCAGCTTCCTCCATCTTAATCGCCTCCGCCAAGTGTGAATCGAACGAATTCTCAAAGGCTTGCGAATAGTAAGGCAAGGGCGACTGCCCAGAGTACTTCCTCATCAATTGGGCCACGACAGTGCCGGGGATCCCAAAGTTTGGAAATTCTTTACCTTCCACTTTCTCATGCCCGGCAATGTGAATTGCCAAGAGGTGGCCTGTTGCATCAGACTCAATGGAGCCGCCACTTGTGCCCTTACCGGCACTCAAACAGTGACAAGAAACTCCCTTCTGTGTGACCAAAAAGGCATCCTCTTTCAACCTACCACGCGTCACCCCTTCCATAGCCGCAATCTTATTGCTTACGCAATAGACTTTACCATGGGCACCGAAACTGGTTTCAGCCTCCAATGGCTTCATCCTCACTGACAACAGTGAAAAATTGAGGTCGCAACATGACATAAGCAAGTCAGAAACGTCTGGCTCGTATACACCAGGGTGCTTGAAATTGGGCTCACGTAAAGCGCAGGTCTCCCAGGCCTCACACGGATGCCTACCCGTCTTAGAAACAGCGAGGTAAGGCAATCGTACCATGTTAGGTCCTGAAATCTGCAGGTCCTTTACGGAGATGTCGCGCAGTTGTTCGAAAGCATGTCGCGTATGCGTCAAGCCATGTCCACTCGTGTGGTGTGGCGCTTTCCATAACTGATTGGTGCTGTGCTTAACCCATTTACCCGTCTCCGGCAACTGAATCCAAAAGTAGATAGTGTTGCTAGGCGGGGGAGCTCTCTCAGCAGAGGAATTAGGTACAAAACTCTCAGGTTGTACGACGTTAGGTTGGTCATCACCCTTAATGGTAAACCAGCACTTTGTCATAACAGGAGTGATTTTCTTCTCACCGTTAATTACAACGTTTTGCATATC